ACAGCTCGTGCGGATGGCTCTAAATATGCAGTTACTTTGGTAGCTGAAAATGAGTACCTAGCATATGAGGTAGATCCTGCTATCGTATCAGCATTACTTGCTCCTTAAAATCCTGCCTCTCTATATTGAAGCCCTGCCACATGGTGGGGCTTTTTTTATGAACATTTGACAAACCTAAATTAATATAGGTGTGATATACTTAGATCAAGGTGTTATTAATCAGTTTGTACTGACCCTCTCAGAGGTCACTACGGTTACTACACCGCACTACTTATTTGTGTTCACCAATGAAATGAATACCACAAGCACACCACAGCTCTTTACATCTGTTGATACAAGTGCTTACCCTGAAAGATACAACCTGTTTACTCTTGATGAGCCTACAGATATTGCACTCTTAAAGGGTCAGTACACATACCAGGTATATGAGAGCTCAACTGCATTCGTTTTGCCCCTTACAATAGCACAAACTACAGGAGTAGTTATTGAAGAGGGTAGAATGGTAGTAAGTGGTCCTGCAGGTACATCAATATACGATTAAAATATGGCTTGGTACGAAAGACTATTTAACAGCAAACCAAAAGGCCCCGAAATGGTGGAGGGCTATCAATCATTTAGCACCCCATTCCTACCGGTAGGAAGAGGCAACTTGACACTGCCTTACATCAATGGTAGATATGTTCAGGAGTCATGGGTTAGATTTGGTGAGGGCAACCTTTATCCTGAAATGTTGAATCAAATGTACTACAGCTCACCCCTACACGGAGCCATTGTGGACTTTAAGACCAATGCTGTGATTGGTGGAGGTTTCAACCTTACTACCGACAAGCTAACACCACAAGAAAAGCTAGAGATGTTTAGCTTTGAGAAAAAAGCTAACTTAAAGCACACCGTTAAGGCAGTTACAAAGCAGTTAATCATCCACAATCGTGTATATTTCAAGCTGTATTTTGGTGAAAAAAAGAAACTAATCAAGATTGAGAATGTTAGCCCTGAGAAAGTAAGGGTATCACCATGCAAAAGATACTATTATTTGTCAGATGATTGGAGTACCAGGATAGATACGGAGGTTATTAAGCCTTACCACATCACCTGTACGGATGAAATTCAGCTATATTGCTACGAGGTCAAGTCAGTTGGACAGGATTATTACCCACTACCTACCTATACGAGTGCATTAAACTTTGCTTTTTTGAGTGGTGAGCTATCTTACTTCGCAAAAAGTAACATTCAAAATAGTGTGTTCCCATCCTTTGCCATGATGTTCCCTAAACGACCACAGTCGGAAGAGGAAAAACACATGATCAAGGAAACCATTGACCGCCTCAAGGGTGCAGCCAATGCAGGTAAAGCTGTGGCATTTTTTGCTAACAGTGCGGACCAACTACCTAAGATTGAAAGCCTACCTACTAATGCAAATGATAAGCTATTCCATGAGGCATCTGCACTGAATACGGAGCAGATTTGTTTCAGCCACACCATTGACCCTATCCTAATGGGTATCCGTACCACAGGTAGCTTGGGTAATGGGTCCGATATCAAGCAGGCCTATGTGATATTTGAAAAGAATGTAGTGATGGAGCTACGTCAACAGGTAGTGACTATCTTTCAAGAGATACTGACCATTGCTCGCATCCCTGCTGAGTTCACAATCAATAACTTTCAAATTATTGGTGATGCTATTGTTGAGGTAGATGAAGAGACAGCAAAAGTTAAGGATGCATTAAACAACTTGAGTGATGCACTACTCGGTAAAGTACTTGAGAAAATGACTACCAATGAGATACGGGCTCTAGCCTCACTACCTCCAATTGATGAACCTACTAACCCTGCTCAGTAATGTTATATTTTATCACTGAAACCTACCTAAAAACAAACACACCCATTACAGCCAATGTGGATGTGACTGATGTAACCCCATACATTGCTACACAATCAGCACTACGGATACAGCCTATCCTGGGCACTACGTTCTACAATCACATGTTGACTGCTTACAACAATCAAACTCTTACACCGGATGAAATAGATCTAGTAGAGTTCATTCAACCTGTCATTGCATGGAGGAGTGCAGAGGATGCAGTATTTGGGTTGACCTATCAGCTAAAAAACAAAGGACTTCAAACTCAAAACGGAGATTATTCTGCAAGCGTATCCCGTTCAGAGGTGGCCTTTGGCATGGAGCACTATGCACAGAAAGCTAGTTTCTTTGAGCAACGTCTTATTAGATGGCTCCTAGCTAACCGCAACCTGTTCCCTATATTCATTGGTAGCACCAACATGGACACTGACCTTAGACCAATGTTTAACCATTGCTCTTGCATTAATCAATATCAAACTACCTGCACAGGGATGTGTGGCAACTTCCTTGAGAACGGATATAACAACAGCATCCTAATCTTGTAATGAACTCACAGCTCACCATACTACTCGCTACAATGAAAGCCAATTGGTTTAAGTTGTTAGCTGTTATCAGTACATTCCTAATGCCAATCTCAGGGCTATTGTTCCTTGTTGGGTTTGTCATTCTATTGGATACGATAACAGGAGTATGGAAGAGCATCAAACACAAGGTGCCAATCACAAGCAGAGGGCTATCTGCTATCATTAGTAAGATGTTATTGTATGAGGTAACCGTGATAATGTTCTACATGATAGACCAATTCATACTAAATAAAATTATTCTGCAGTTTTTTTCAGTGGAGCTCATGCTTACCAAAGTGCTATCTCTTATCCTGGTATCAATTGAGGTCATGAGCATAAACGAAAACTACAAAGCAGTGAAAGGATTGGACCTATGGCAGGCAATGAAGAACTTGTTTGCTAGAGCTAAGGATATTAAAAAAGAGGTCGATGAAATTAGACACGAGCAAGATATTACAGGAACGCCTATCTAATAGTCAGTACTTCCATGAGGAGTCTGAGAAAAAACAAATCTATCTACACCACACTGCAGGCAATGGGAACCCCGTAGCTGTATCTAGGTGGTGGAATAGTAATGGGGATAGGATTGCTACCGCATTTGTAGTGGGTGAGAAAGGATCTATTGTGCAGTGCTTTTCATCTAAGCATTGGGCCTACCATCTAGGCATAGATAGTCAAGACTTTTCTGCTCATGGACTCAAGTACCAAAACCTAAACAAGCTATCAGTAGGTATTGAGATATGCAATTGGGGTCCATTGAAGCTAAAGGATGGAAAGTACTACAACTATGTCAAGGGAGTGGTGGACCCGTCAATGGTAACCACATTAGATACACCCTACAAGGGTAACAAGTATTGGTACAAATATACGGATGAGCAGATAGAAAGCACTCGCCAATTGGTGGAGTACCTGTGTGATACCTATGATATTCCCAAGGCATACCGGGCTGAGATATTTGCCATTGATAAAGAGGCATTCAAAGGTACTGCAGGGATCTACACGCATAACAGTGTACGTAAAGATAAGGCAGATATTTACCCATGCCCTAGAATGATTAAGATGTTACAAAGCCTATGAGATATTTGATACCTATACTCATCCTGTTATCCTGCTCCGCTCCTAAGCGTGCTCAATGGCACTACAAGAAAGCACTTAAGAATGGATTGCAAGTAGTCCAGGATAGTGATACCATCCGCATAGCTACTGTGGACTCATTCCCAATAGTACACAATGACACTATCTTTTGGGAAAAGTTCATCGCGTATCGCGATACGGTAATAAAGTTCAATAACATCTATGTACCTAAGACTAGATGGCAAACAAGGATTGAGTACAAGGAACGGGTAAAGACCTTAAAGATTAAAGGTGATACACAATGGAAAACAGCCAAGGCTAAACAGGTAGTCAAGTATAAAATACTATGGTGGCCTGTTATTGTTTCGTTTATTCTAGGTATATTGCTCCGTTTTTTAATCCAAAAGGGGCTACTTGACAGGATTGCCCTGCTGTTTAAGCTATGAGAAAAAGACTATTTTACGATATTGAGACCTCTTTCAATGTCGGAGTATTCTGGAGAACAGGATACAACCTAACCATTAACCCTGGGGATATCATTCATGAACGGGCTATCATCTGCATATGCTACAAATGGGAGGGTGAAGAGGAAATTCACAGCCTAACATGGAGCAAATCACAGAGTGATAAGAAAATGATTGAGGCATTTGTCAAAGTACTTCATGAAGCAGATGAGATTGTAGCACACAATGGTGATAGGTTTGACCTCAAATGGATACGCACAAGAGCTTTATTCCATGGCATTGGTGTTATGCCATCCCCTAAGACAATAGACACGCTTAAATGGGCTAAAAGATACTTCAATTTTAACAGCAATAAACTAGACTACATTGCTAAGCTACTCAAGGTAGGGGCCAAGATGGAAACAGGAGGCCTTGACCTGTGGAAAGATATAGTATTTCGCAAGGATCAAGAGGCACTTGATAAGATGGTTGAGTATTGCAAGATGGATGTGCAGGTCCTTGAGTCAGTATTTGAGAAACTCAACAGCTATGCCTTAGTAAATCATAACTATGCAGTGCAATATGGTGGTGATAGATACGAATGTGCAGAATGTGGTGGCATTAATCACCGGTACAATAAGAAAGTAGTCACAGCTGCAGGAACAGTGCACCATTGGCTCCAATGTAGAGACTGCAAAAAGCATAACAAAGTAAATCACCTGGTGTTCACTAAGTATCAGGAGTATCTTTACACCCGTAAGAAAAACATTTCATAAGGTTATCCCATTATTTTTACTGAGATTATCCCCTTATAGCACCCATAAGTGCGGTAGTTTATCCCTTTTATTACCCATTATAATGTGAGTTTCACGTTATTACCCTGTTTTTATGTCATTTTCACCACAATTCTACACTTATAATGTGAGTTCCTTATCTTAAATTTGTGCATAACTAAAAAAAAATGTGCAAAATAATTTGCGGATATGAAACTTTTTATATCTTTGTCAAGTATTAACACTTAAAAATTATTTATGAAACAGTTTGAAAGAGCCCTTGACTTTATCAAGACCAACCAAAACAACGCAGAAACACTTGCTTTATTCTTAGAGCAACTGCTTGTAGAAGCTACTGAGGAAATGACCCAGACAGCATTAGATAACACTGAAGATTTTTTAGACATCCTAAACGTAAACAAATGAAAAAAGAACTATTAAATGTAGTAGCAAG